GTTGCGTTGTTAAAGAACTTTTCGCTTCTTCGGATTTCTCCTTAGAGGCTGGAACCTCATCCGAGGTTCCTAGTTTGTTTGTTTCGGCTTCTCCAGCAGGCGCGGGTTTCTGCTCGGTATCTCCGCTGGCCTTTTCTGTAGCAGTTGTTTCTACTTTGGCTTTTTCGTCTTCCTTAGGAGTGGGACTAAAGTCCCGCCCTTCGTCAGCCGCTTGCGCCATCGCCAATACATCCGCTTCAGTCAGGTTATTTGAATCTGCCATTTGACCCTTTCTTACGCTTGTGGGTAGGGAGTCATTCTACCTCAAGGTTATTCGGCTACTGGTTCATCCGATCCATCCCCATAGCCTGGGACGGCGGAGTTAAGTTTTTGAGATGCGAGCGATTCTAAGGTCGCAACACACCCTCTGAATCCTTTAGCATAACCACACGCATCCGCAAGTACATCATGCTTCTTCATTACAGCAGATGCGTTTTGGCGAAGGGTTAGGTTCAAAAGTATAAGACTAAGCTTCTTTCCAGTAGGTGTGGATAGAAAGCCTGTCCACGCCTTCTCATCCTCGTCAACCCACTTAGGTTCGTTAATCCATTCTTGGTCGCGTATGAATGCTAGTGCTGCTTTTAGTTTTCTCATAGCTTTATACCCCATGAATCCCCCTGAAATAGAACTGCTTCCTTATCCTTAAATACCTGAACTAAAGCCTTTTGAACTGTCTTAAAACTCCAATCATGCCCAGCCATTATCCCGCCAGCCCTAAGTTTGGGCATCCAGCCATTCAAGTCTGCAAGCACGCCTTCGTAGCGATGATCTCCGTCTATGTAGATAAGGTCTAGCTCGTCATCCCTAAAGAACTGCAATGCATCTAGGCTTTTGCTTCTGCTGTGTAATACATTTCCAAGCGAAGTGGTACGTTCTTTAAAAGCCTCGAAAACAAACTTCATCGGGCATTGCTGGCTTGCCACATCGTTAATGTCATACCCATTCATCCAAGGATCAACCGCCATAACCTCCTTGAAATGTTTAGCAATAACCACTGTACCTTCCCCGCTGTAAGACCCAATCTCAACCGCTTTATTATTCGCACCCGCCTCATTCGCCCACTCACACAGTTTTGTTAAGCCTTCCGCTTGGAAGGCATCGCGCATTACTGGTACTCTCAAGCAGGCATCGGTGCTGGTGCTTGGCCTTGCATTGCTTCAGGTGGCAGTTGTTGCCCCTGTTGTTGCACTTGAGCCTTGCCTGCATCTCGAAGCTGTTTCTGAATTGCGCGGGATGTGTTGGGATCAATCTTCTCCAACGCTGCTAAATGCTGTTGGAGATGTGCCATCAGAACTTGCATTGCGCTCTGATCGACCTGTTGTTGCCGCTGTTGAGCAGCTTGGTTAAACGCGAAGAGAACGGATATATGCGCCTTGTGATCGTCCGAAGGCTTGATAGCAACAGGGAAGCCTGTGGTGAGCATGGTCGCAATTTCAGTCGCTTGATCTTCAGCTTGATCGCCAGAGGCAGCGTTAGGATCTTGGTAGAGCCTACGGACCAACGATGGATCGTCTTGTTCAAGGACTGATTTAACCAGTTCTCCCTGGTTGATGAAAGGATTGTTTTGGAACATCTGCATCCGAGATACTGACTTCTGCAACGCAAACTGGCGGTTGATAAAGTCTAACCCACCCTTTGGTTCAATGGAGTACTCATCATGGATGCCGTCTGGTGGCATTGAGCCTGTCTCTTCAGCATACCGATACATCAAGTCTTTCTTGTTGTACTGCGTGTAGAGTGACCAGCATTGTTTGAATAGGTGGGATAGACCCATCCTAAACATACGATTGCGAAGATCCCCAGAGGACGCTGACTGCGACTGCAACGCTTGAATCTCGGTGGCAGTCTTTCTATCACCAGCGTTATACTGCGAGCCTGCGCCAAAGTCTGGATTGCCCATACGCTGTTCAGCAAGCTGACGCTCCTCAAGCATCAAACGCTGGAAGTCGAATGGAGGCTGGCTGAACTGAACTGGCTTTAATCCTTGTGGCAGGATCTGACCAGGTTGCATTTTCAAGTTCGCTGTGTTTAGCGAGATAGGATTCTGTGCTTCAAAGACGGGTCGGTTGGCAAGCTCAACGTAATCACTCAACGAGTTCTTGAGCTTATTTAATAGATTCTCGCCAGGGAGGAGAATTTCTGCAACTCCGCGAGGGCTATACCAACCGCCCCCTGTGACCTCATAGGGGAAATCTACGAAAGGTGGTTCACCATGTCGGTAGGGTAGCGTGAAAGGTTTACGAATGTCTTCGTCTATAACCAGAGGACTGTAGGTTTCAACCTTCCATCCATCTTCGGACGGCGTATACATTTCCCAAAGGACAATACGATCATTGTCAGATTCTTGAGTAATTCCTTCGCGCCTGTAAATTTCGTCTTGAATCTCACTTCGTAAGCCCACCGATTTGGATGGTTTACCCGAAATGATTTTAACGAACTCGTCCCCCTGCTTGTAAAGCGGATTTGCCTTATAGGAATCGACACTCGTTGAGATGATGTGAACAATGAAATCGGCATCTTTGAACTCCTTTGTGTAAGAAGGAACGATGATATGAAAGGGGTCAATAGCCTCGAAGTCAATACGCTTCTTGTCCTCGTTCCAGATTACTTTAGCTACTCCGCGCCCATAGAGCAGGATGTTGTCGATGACGGAAACAATCTCTTTCTGAAAGTTTGTACGCTCGCGCATCTGGTAATCGAACCAACGCTCGGCTGAGACTGTCAGCGGAGTCAACTGCTGGCGCATAGGAACGAAACTAGAAAGAATGTCGTTACCGATTGCGCTATTGACGAAGGAAGGTTTTAGCTTCTCGATAGCAGAGTCAATTAACTGAACGTGTAGGTCGGCTGCTGTAGGCCAAGGCTTAATCTTGCGCCTAACACCAAAATAGCGAGCCTGGTAGAACAGCCGTTGGCGATTCTCCCAAGTCTCACGCTGGTTGAGCGAATCAATAATCCGTGTGTAATAACTATTCCTGCGTGTATCTTTAGCGTTCATTTGTTGCGCTCCGTTTGAAGTTCATAAGAAAGATCGTTGACATAGTTAAGTGCCTTCTTTGCCCAAGCACGAATGGCTGGAGAGGCAGTACGAACCGCAGGGTAGCTATCGTCTTTCATTAACGACTCAACTGCCCCCGATGTGTTCGTTATCGGACTTGTTGTCGCGCACCCACCAAGCAACAGAGCCAAGTTCACGATCAATAGCTTCGCGATTGTTCTTCCACTCGGTAGCGTTCTTGTCAACACGCTTCTCACGCCAACCCGGTATGAGGCGAAGGACTGATGCGATGATTTGAAGTATCGCACCGATCACTTAAATTTATTTGATGTTTAACCCGACAGTCTTCAGGAATGCAACAACCTTTTCCAAGATCGTATCATCCGCTGGAGTGGGAGTAAGCTTCACAATAATACGAGCAGCCAATACAATGCCGCCAACCGCAGCGACTACGTCTGTCCAATTCGATGTGATCCAGTTCCATATATTCATAGTTTTATCCTCCTGCTTCAAACCCAGCCATGACAGGGTCATGGAAATCCATCATGGCCTGAAGTGATTTCCAAGTTGGCCTTTCGATCTGAAAGGTCAAGTCGAACCTCATGTTGCCACCATCCAAACATAAAGCAAGTGCGTCTGCCTTGTCGGGCGAGGCAAGACCCCTTGCACGCATCGAATCCTTAGATTCCACGCCTAGCTTGCCTTTTGAGTTGACCAAGCTTTTCCTGCAAGTTAGCTGTGCAGTTAGGTCATCGTCTTCTGGCAAGATGATCTCAGCCCCATCAATCTTCTTTGCCATGCCATACCACATCTCAGCAGACCTATTGGTATAGGCATCCGCATCGTAGGCAGTAGAACCAAAGTTGACTCGGTTGACCTCCCAGCCTGCCTCTGCCAGCGCATCGCACATAGGCATCCCCAACCCACTCGCATCAGCAAATATGTTGTTAGGCTCTAGTCCAGCTTTCTTGAACTCTACAATGAATCTTCCAACGGCTGCCATCGTGTCACGATCACGCCAGGCTAGGAATGGCAGAACCTTATTGCCATCTCTTATCGCAAGCACGTTGCAATCCCCGCCTGCTGCAAAATCCACGCCTGCTACCCTAGTGCCAGGTTTGAATGCTGGTGGAGTGGTTAAGCAATGCTGAAGTTGGTTTAGGCTGATGACAAGGCTCTCGGAACCTATGTCAACAAACTCGCCGTAGATCATAGAGCGTGTCAGCGGGTGCTTCTCGCCGTAACGCTGGATAACCTCATCAATCTGTACCTGTGTGATGTGGGGGCAGTCAAACGCTGTAACGGAGTGCTTCTTCCACATATCAGCCTCCTTGGTGAAGGCGCGGTAGAACGCACCGCTAGACCCGCCTGGGCTGGATGCGATCAACAGTCTAGTTGGTTGGCAACGGCTGATGGCCTCGAATAGAGGGTCAGCTACAGTCTTGGCTTCGTCCACTACCATGAGCAGAGGATGGTTGTCGTGGTCCTCAGCGTGCCAGCCTTCTGCACGACCCGCATCGGTGGCTGAGTACCCGATAATGCGCGATGTGTTGCCGTTAGGGTGGAGGTAGCGGATCTCGCCAGATGTCACTTCCCATGCACCACCGAGTTTAGAAATGTGATGGCGAAGGCTAGGCCACAACTGACTTTCAACTTGTCGGTACACGCCTGCGGTTGTGACAGCAATTGAGCGGGGGTAAACTAGGGCGTGCCATATCAAAATAGACGAAATAACTGTGCTGGTCTTGCCAGATCCGTTGGCTGCACGCAATGCTACGCGACAGTCTCTTGGCTCTAAATCGCGTAATACCTTCCGTTGCCAGTCATAAAGTTTGATACCCAATGCGTTAGATGCGAAATTGGCTGGTTTACCAAGGTCTTCTAATGCTTCTTCTTGGCTACGTTTGGGTGGCTTTGGCATGGTGGTATGCTAGAACCTCTTTTTGTTTTGAGCCACAATAATTTAGGGGGGGTTATGCGTATCAAGCGGGGGCTGGGGGCGTGGCGGGTGGTGTCGTGGTGTACCTAGCCAATGACTCAGCCCTAGGTTTTCTTCTCTTCATGGCTACCTTGCGAGGCTTACAGATTTTTAATTGTGTTGTAGTGACAACATCTTGCGTACCACTTGTCGCACAATTGCTATTGTATGAACTATTAAGTTGTGGTTTCTCTTTAACATCCTGTAGTTCAATCACTTGCGCCTTCTTCTTAACCGCAATCCCTGCGAGGAGTGAGGCCAAGTTCGAGGAGATGCCGTGGGTGACATCCTGGTTAACTTGCAGCCTGGCAGAGGGTTGTGCATATTGAAAGATTCGTTCAGCCATCCACGCCTTGGCTTGCCAACTCTTCTCTCCCGCTAGGTTAATGGAATCTAGTAAGGATACCTCTAGGTCACGCCTTGCTTTTTTTAGGGCATTGTCGAATTGCTTGTTTCTTGCTTGCCAGTTCTGAATTGTGGTTGGTAATATTCCCAGTGCCTCACCCGCTCGCTCATAGGTCAACCCCTTGCGGATATATCCTAAGAGTTTTTCTTGAATCTCTGGGGTGAGTGAAGTTTTGCGGCCAAGTTTCTTTTCTTCTATTTCGTCCACTTGTTCACCCTACCCTAAAATATATTAAAATAAAGTTGACAATGATGCAAGGAGCAGGCATCTTGTCCTAATGAATAACACAACACACACCGAATCCAGCGCGGTTAAAGCCGCTGGTAAAACTATCTATGACAATCAAGATTCCATGAATCGCCAATTCCTATGGAATCTTTTTGATGATGGTTCCGCGATGACTCGCGAGATCACGCATCATACTGGAGACGCTGCGCGGCCATCCAGAGAAACCTATCGTGAGACTCACGCCGCAGGATCAGAGATGGCGCGTTTAATCGCGCGCATGATGGAGAATCAAAAATGAATAACCTACCTCTAATCATCGGCGCAGTCTTCATCATCGGAATCGCATTCGGTTATCTCATGGGGAGAAATTGAGTTATGAATAATAAACCTACCAGGATACTAGGATGGAACGATGCGCCGCCGTTGGTGCATCTAACATTAAGCAGCGCGAATATTAAAATCGGGCCTATGCCCGCGACTACATCTGGACGCTCTACTTGTCCCGATGCTTGTCCGCTTAAGCGTAGCAATGGCGGCGGTTGCTATGGTGAGTCGGGCCCAATGGTATTCCATTGGAACGCCGTTGACCGCGCAGAACGTGGGACCACGTTTGAGGGATTGTGTGAGGCAATCGCCAAGCTTCCCCAAGGTCAGATCTGGAGACACAACCAAGTAGGTGATTTGCCTGGTGAGAATAATGAGATAAACGGCACGCTACTTGGCAAGCTTGTAAACGCAAATCGTGGGCGGCGTGGCTTTACCTACACGCACAAACCAGCACTAGATGAGCAGGACAAGCACGCGCGAAAGAATAGAGAAGCGATAGCCAGCGCAAACCTTGGCGGATTCGTAGTAAATCTCTCCGCGAATGGTTTGACGCATGCGGATAAACTCGCAGAACTAGGCATAGGACCAGTTGTCACAATATTACCCGAGGGAGTGGAAGAGAATACCCTGACCCCTGGAGGGAGGAAAGTTGTGGTTTGTCCCGCGCAAAAACGCGAAGGAGTAACGTGCTTAAGTTGTCGCCTATGTTCTAAGGGTGACCGCTCGTGCATCGTGGGATTCATTCCGCATGGCTCATCCAGGCGCAAAGTTGCCAAGATTGCGAGTGGCTCATGACATCCTATGCCGTTTACAATTCGCTAGGCCAATTCCAGGCGCGTTTCCTAACCTATAAGCGCGCCATGTCTTGGGCAATCCGCCACGACATGGAATGGTCCGCCGTTATTAGAAAGGAGGAAAGATCATGAATGACCCAGCCATGTATGCCTTAGGCATGATGCACGCAACCGCGCTATGCCTTTTTGTATGGCTATGCACGCCTAAGGATAAGCGGAAAAAGTAAAAGCTTTCCCTCGTCTCTCCTCGTTACTGAGGGGAGGAGAGGCAACGCGATAGCGGAACCTAACAAACGGCAGCGCAGCCATAAACGGCGGCGCGGAACTATAAAGGAAACATGACATATGAAACTAACAGATAAAAACGCGGTCGAGATTTACAATAAAGGCGGCGCGGTCGCTAGTAGCGATTGGATGCGCGGGAGCGGTAACTTTGTGGCGGCTAGGCCGACTCCAGAGAAGTGCGTCAAGATTCTAGCAAAGGACATTGGGGAGTTGTGCGGTTTCTCAAAAAGAGCAGCGCAGGAATTACTCCTGGCACGTCCAAAGGTACGCAAGGTAATCGTGGTAAAGGATTGGCAAGCGGTGAGGCAATTGGCAGAGGTTTGCGTATGAAAGACATTACTGAAATTATTAAGTCTAAGGCTCATTCGTCTTATGTTCAAAAGGATATATTAGAAAGAATTGAGCAAATTAAAGAAGAGAATTCAGAAGCTTGGGTGAAATACGAGGATGGTTGTTCTTGCAAAAAAGATCCCTTCCACGCAGCGCACTACTTGGCTTTTGATGAAATTATGCACGCGGTAGAATGGTGCGTAAAGCAAGTGAGGACACAATGACATTGAGCGAAATCTTTGAACTACCAAAAACCGATCCAAGGTGGCTAGAGTTTGTTAGGGAAGTATCTATTGAATACCCTTGTTATTATCTGCACGGTTCGCAGATAGAAGAGGGGAGCAGTGAGGAATTTGATAGATATATTGCTGGAGACAGATAATCCCCACCTAAGTTCAACCCTTGGCGCGGGAATGTCTTGCAATGGATTGCGCTGGTGCGCTATTCAAACGGAAGTGTAGGGCATATAAGGAGCATATAAGGAATGGATAAAAACCAAATCATAAAAGAATACTTTGCGTCCATCGGACGTAAGGGCGGGAGCGTTACAGGAATTACCAAGGCTCGCAAGATGTCGCGGGAGCATTACCAAATGGTAGCGCAGACCCAGCGGGAGCGTTGGCAAAAGTGGAGGTTAGAAAACGGCAGGCCAGAGGTCAAACGGAAGCGTAGTCGCGGGAGCGTCAGACAAACGGAAGCCTAGCGACCAATACGGCAACAGCACGCTCTGTTGCCTAGTGGTCTGTTTGGAACGTCCACTGCATCAGCCTTGGCTTTAAGACGCTTTCTAGGGGCATCCTTGCTAGATTGCGTGGCATTGTAGCGTGTTTTTTTAGACATAGTTGTCACCAGTTGGGTACTTACGTCTCATCCACCTCATCTTGATCCCAAACGGCAGGGCAAGCCTCCTGGAGCGATTGTAGGGCCTTCTGGTGCGTGCTGAAGAACTCCGACAAGCCCTTAACGTAGTTAGTCAACCCTTCCCACTGCGCCTCGAACACCTCATAGGAGCAGTTGGCCTCCATATCGTCCACTAGCCCACCCAGCAACCTAACCACGCCATGCAGCTTGGCGTTCTCTTGCTGGAGCAAGGTAATAAACTGGTGCGCCACCTTCAACTGCTCCCTATCGGGGTTCAGAATGTACCCTTCTTAGCTTTCATCATACGCCAAATCTTAGGCTTGATGGTGCTTTGCGATTTAGGACGGCTAGTGCCTGCCTTACGGCGAGCGTTGATATTTGCATACAAACCAGGTTTTGATTTATTCATTTGCGTACTTTATCACACGCCGACCACGATGCCATTTGTTTTTTTTTAATTCACGCTCAAGGCTGCTTCGGATCGGCTGGGGGAAAGGCGGATTCAGGGAGCCTTTTCCCCTCTCCTTTGCAGATTGTATTTCTATATGTACTATAGGGGTCTGTCATAGTGTACTTGTCAGTAGTTTTGGCAGTAACGCTGTCAGTGACTAGAAACTGGCTTGATTGGCAGAATACAATCCGTTGTCTATTAGGATTTTGCCAGCGTTTGTCAGTCTCTTAATATAGCGATAAACAGTTCTGTCCGAAACTTCCATCTTTTGCGCTATATTCTTGACCAGATCATTTGCTACCCAAGCTTTGCTACCCATTGCTTTTAATAGGTCCGAATCGTTGATCGCCTTGTGCGCTCCAGCCTTCTTTAAATTGTCTGGGTTTAGGCAATAGTTGGTCAAGAATAGTGGGTAGTGCCATTGAACTACGAAGCTGTCTAATGGGGGGAAGTTCCTCAGCGTGACCTCACAAGTAAAGCTCCTCTCATCCTCTTCATGTGCCGTAAGTACTACAAGCGAGTCTGGATTGCGTGCAAAGACACCTGACCCACTGAATCTGTCAATAGATTCTGAATTACTCTTGTTTCCCTTGCCAAAATGATGTGACAATATGACACTTAGATTGTGTCTAACTGCCAGAACCTCAAACTCATTCATCAAATTTGCCATGTCTCCAGCGTTGTTCTCATCACGATCACCCATAAGCATATAGTTAGGGTCAAGAATGATCGCTTGGTAGCCCTTACCCTCAATCTGCTTCTCGATGATAGGTCTGATAGTTGTCAAGTCGGCGGCGTAACCTCTCAGCGTCCACACATCGAAGTCTGCAACTTGATCTTGGGTTAAATTCTTTGCCTTCACTACATCGGCTAGACGATTACGGAAACTCCACTCTTGGATCTCGAAATTTATGAATAAAACCTTGGCACGCTTACACTGTTGCCCCCACCACAACCCGCCCACCTGTATCGACAATGCCAAGTCAATCAATGCCCACGATTTAAAAGACTTACTGCCTCCACCCAGTAACAACTTGCCTCCCTGATGCAGGATGCCAGCGATTAGAATCTCTGGCTCTGGTAGTTTCTCCACCATTAGTTCATCATAGCGTTTAATCGGAGGCCACTCATCGGTTTTGGGTTTAATTCCTAGGGCTACTGCTGGTTCAATCATCTTACTTTCCTCCTTGGCAAAACCATAAAAGACTCTGCGTTTTGTCGTTTCTTTTTACACCTGGCATCCGCACTGGCTGACTCGGTTTGAAGGTAGCAGGGTCGCACCCTAGCGGGATAAGGAAAGCCTTTAATTGATCGAACCATTCTTGCTTGGGCATTTCCAACCAACCATGCAAACTCTTTCCAGCAGTATCTACAACGGCGTACAACTTCATCTTAAATAGATCGCGCATCAGTTGGAACACCGCGCCCATCTCTGGCTTAGTCAGAGTGTCTGATTCGATCACCAAGTAACGGCGTGTAATAACATTCTCATTGGCTCGGCTGATAGTTCCAGGAGCAAACACCCCAGCAGTCGTAAACTGACTGATGGGCGGTGTCTGCATCCATTCGCGTGCCGTCTTGAAATGCTGTGGGTGATTCCCACTATCCTTGACCCCACCTATCCACACGATGTCATCTGGTTTGAACAGCGACAACATGGCCTCGTACTGCGCCTGTGGCTCGTCTGGGATCGGGGTAGGCGATTCCTCGAACATATCCGCAGGGTCCCAATTATAGTGCGTGAGATAGCGTTGTTTGTTGGACTCCGCGATAGTCTTGATGCGATCGAGTACTTCTGACTCTAGATCTTTCTGTATTACCAAGGGCCTTGGTATCGAAGTTCCACCTGAAACCATCAAGGAATCCTTGACAGTTGACCTGTACAGCGGGTCGCTAGATATAGCACGCCTCAGCTTGCGGTTGGCTTCATCGCGGTATGGTGTGCAGGAAGAGTGCCAGCAGAAGATTGTAGGTGCGCCGTCTATGAACACTGTGGTATCTCGCACTCTAGTGTGGCTGGTATGCGCGGCTTCCCCAGGGCATTTGCATAGTCCGTGGTTCTCCGACTGCCAATCCACTTCCCCGACTATTGATTCTGCGATGCGTTGTGGTGTCATATAAAAATCTACATCTTTGTTTCAAGTGGCCCGACACACAGAAGGATGCCAGCCGCAGGATCTCCCTGCGTACCATGCGATGTACTCTTTCTTACTTCTCTTCTAGCTCCATCGCTTTGTGCGATGCAACAACAATATCTTCCGCCGTAATGTTTCGCAGAGCATTACACCAGTACTGCGTCTTGGGAGTCTTATTGCTCGCATCCTTACACTTCGCTTGTGGCAACCCACCATGAGGACGGCAAGGTGCGTGAGGACAGGTATCGGGTTTGAACACCGATACGTTCTTACTATAGTAAGTCATGCGATCCGCTGGGTCGTAGCTGCCCCACAGCGACACACACGGCACATCTAACCCCGCAGCGATATGGTTGACCGAACTATCTGGAGCCACTACAAAGTCAGCGTTGGCAACCACAGGGAAGATAGCGCGGATAGCCTTGGTAGTGTTGAACAAGTCGATCACCCTGGGGTGATCCACCTTGAAGTTGTTTGCGTTGTCTAGGCCAATGATAACGGCGTGATGCTTGGGGTAAGTTTCCAGCAATGCCAGCACTGCCTGTTGCCCCATCGCTGGAGGGTAAGTGCGGGTTGGTCCACTGGAAGAAACATGGTAAGCGAAATAAGGATCTGGTAGTGGCCACTTACCCATCGCCTTTAGCTCTTCGTGATCGGGTTCGATTAAATAGAGACTAGGCCTACAATACTTCGCCATCGTCTTCTCATCCCAAACTCCCATCCACTCGTACACACGCTGGTAGCAGTTACCAGGACCAGTGCCTAGCTTCGTGTTACCAACTTGACCGCTGAACAAGTCATCGGTAGGTAAGTGACAATCATACGAATCCCAAGCCTCTAGCGTGCAAGGCAGAGGAAACAGCTTTGCTCCTATGCCAGCGTATAGCGGTAAGTTTCGTGCAGGAGCGTAAACATCCACCACTCCACCCGACTCTTGCACCAAGTAATTAACGAATGCAGTAGCGATGACTGCATCCCCGATAGCACCAGCGCGGTACACTGCTGTAGCTCCGCCTGCTGCCCTGCCCTTGGCATATGGTTTAATCTTATGAGGACAAGGCACAGCGTCATCCCATAGCGCACCAGTTAGTTCGTCTGGTATGACGTAGGTGTTGCGAGTGTGGAGTAGGTTGTCATCTACCTTGTGAATTGAGTTAGTGTTATTGATCCAGAGTTTCATTTAGAGTTCTCCATTTTTGCTGAAACAACCGCGACATAGCACTTAGCTAAGTCATCAAGATCAAGCTTGCAAAGATTATGAAGCTCGCTTTCTGGAATGGTTGTCATTATTTCCCTTATCATTTCTTGTCTGACGTTCATAATGATTCCTTTCTATTTAGATTTCTCTACCGCGTCAATCCTTTTCCCTATCCAAGCCATGCACGGAACTGCCATTGAATTACCCAACGCTTTGTAGCGTGGGCCGTCGGGGCATTGATCGGCTGGCTTACCCCTCCAACTAATAAGTGTATGATTATCTGGGAACCCTTGCAAACGCTCGCACTCGACTGGAGTGAGGCGACGAACAGCCATCCTGTCAGCGGGGTTAATCACTCCTCCTGTGTGATTAATGTCCGATGCTGAAGAGGAGAGTGTCTGCGAGGTGCTGTTGATTGTCTTGTTGTAGCAATCAACGGCAACCGCCACCTGATTGTCACCCATATCCTTCCGTAGGGTAGGGGACATCTCCTTGACGAATCTGCTTTCGTTACCTTCTCTGGATGCAATACCAGGTTCAAAGGCAATTGCCTCTTGCACAAGTGGGACATTCCCACCACCCGTTCCGTATCTCGACACACAGCTTGGTGCAACTTCAAGTGGACCAGTTACCCGAGAATCATTGGGGTGATTCTCATAGAGGACAACCTTAACTTCAGTATCACCAGCCTTCGTATTTGCTTTGAGTGTAGGGCAAACAGATTTCTCGGTCAGCTTTCCAGTTAATCGAAGCTCAGAAGTTTGGAACGCAATAGCGTGCTTGTCGCCTTTGGTCAGGGTAGGGCAGGGGTCACCTGGCTTACCCACTCCAAGTCCATTGCCCTTTCCGTCTTGCTTGTCTCCGTGCTTGCCAGAGTGTCGTGTCGCTTGGTCGTGGATTGGGATGGTCTGCGAAATGTAGTGTCCAGATTGAGCGTTTTGCGCTCTTTGTGCAGGTATTCTGCAATCAATATCCCCGCAAATTTCAGGAACAAACAAAGAGGCACCGCCCAGAGCGTGCTGATCTTCTAATCCTTGCTTAGATCCAAAAGCTGCATTTAGCGTACTTGCTATATCTGCTGGCCATTTTTTAGTAATGGCTTCGTGAACTGCCTTAATCTCCATTAAGGCCTCGTCACTACATCCTCCTCGACTTCCCTTGCATTGGGTGATTGTTGGACTAACTCCAACGCCTGCTTGAGCATTTGTGGCAACTCCTTGCCTCGCTTCTCGGCTCGGCGCAGGATTCCTGCGCACGCTTTCGGACTCAAATAGAACCTTTGCGGCAAGACTCCCTTCTCCAAGATGTGCGACAACGAACACACGTCTGCGTCTTTGGGCCACTCCGAACCATTGAGCGTCCAACACTCGGTACGCCCACTCATACCCCAACTCCCCCAACGCTCCGAGGAAGGAACCAAAATCTTTTCCTCCGTTAGATGACAAGACACCAGGGACATTTTCCCAGACAAGCCATCTAGGTTTGAGACGTTCAGCGATTGCAAGGTATGTAAGCATAAGATTTCCTCTGGGGTCTTTGAGTCCCTGCCTAAGTCCTGCGACTGAGAAGGATTGGCATGGGGTTCCTCCGACCATAAGGTCAACTGATCCGCTTTGTATATTCCATTGTTCATATTTTGTCATGTCTCCTAGGTTTTGTACTTTTGGCCAATGATGCTTCAGCACCGCTGACGGAAATGGTTCTACTTCTGAAAATGCAACTGGCTCCCAACCAATCGGCTCCCACGCCTTGGACGCTGCTTCAATTCCAGAACAAACAGATAGGTATTTCATTCGCTCTCCAGTATTTCCTTTGCTATTAGTGCCGCTGCATCCACCATCGTGATAATCTGGATAATGTCAACCGATCTTCCACGATCCGCGCGATTCTTCTCTACTACCAGTTTCTCTCTGGCAGTGAGAAGTATATCGCGGGACCATTTGAGTCGAGCCTTTGAATCTACAAGCATTAGGCCGACTTCATTTTGTACTTAGGCTTTACCCCTGCGGAACGTAGCGCAATGGCTAGGATCTGTTTAGGTCCGCGCACCTTACCACCAGCACCGCGAGCCTTGCCCTTCTTCATATTGTCTGCACGCAATTCTTTAATGTTCTTACCGATATCTTTTCCGAGCATATACTATTCTCCTTGTTTGTAATAGGGATTAGGCACTGATGGTGCTTGCACCCCGAAACTTGGGTTCTCACATCTGCGACAATCGCGTAGGTCAAAGTCAAGAATCTCACCGTGGTTGAGCATGATCGTAAAAATCTTGTTGTGATCCATTCCGTAATCAGTAACCAGAAATGCAAGCCCCTCACCCTTGGGGGTCATCATCCATAGCTCTGGATTGAGTTGTACTACTTCCACGCTGGTCCTGTAAACCACGCTACCAATACCCAGCGTGTGCCAAAGATAGGTGCGCGAGCACGATGCTCGATGTAGGATGGAAACCAGCAGCCAGCCCCCTGCGCTCGTATAAACCTAGAATTCTCCAAGTCAGCCTTGACCTGTAACCCACCGCCCAGGTACTCGCTAGGATCAGATAGGTTGACCACTGCCGTCAGCTTACGCACTGGAGCCTCGGAGGTGTAGGTGTCATAGTGCCAGCTAAACTTCTGGAGTGGGCGATAGCGCAGGATCTGCAACTGCTGGATGCCCTGGATGTCGAATCGCCATACATCGGCATTGATGCTCTCCGTAAGCTCTCGCATAACTTTGTATATCCACTCGTAATGCGTTGCGAATGGAATCCAGCAGGATGAACAGGTTCTTGTACGTGATACTGTACGTGTCACTCCATCCTTGGCTAGCACAGGCGCACGCTTCATGCCCATGACCTCGGCATCCTGGCGCAGCATGGTGCATTGCGTAGGCGTGAGGACGTAGCGATCCACGCTGGCGGTTAAAACCTTCTGCTTGAATGCTTCGTTCATTTAGTCATCTCGGCTAGTTCTAGCAACGCCTTATTCAGTGCGTACTCAAAGCACGCCTTCTTATCCTTCTGAAGATGAATCCTGCCAGCCTCGGCTAGTGCGTTAAATGTTTCTTTGTCCACCTTAATGTCGATCACTGCCGACTTAACTTCACGAATGTCTAGTACTTCAATTTGTTTCTTTTTTCTCATTCTAGTTCCTTTCTTATAAAATCTATGATTTTCAATATGATGTAAAGCGCAAAGAAGACAGTTGAGAAAATCATCCAAATTGCCAATATCAACCATCCAATTACCCACGCTACGCCTGCTATATCAGCAAAGAACATAATCGTCCTCCCTCATTCGGCGCAGTAATGTTCGGTTACAGATACGAATGCCAGCCGCCCTGCACCACCAGCCAACTGTGCCATTGCGGAAATCTTCTAGTAGCTTCTGGACGTTGTGCGAGTTTTTATATTCGGGCATATCGCGGAGGTTGGCTAGTTCTGGCCTAGCAATAATCTTCATACACTTAACCACCCCGCGCCTGCGGAGCGTGCGAAGATCCATAATCGCACGCAAGGCAATTTCGCCTGCCAACTGCTGTAGCTTTTCGTCATATCCACCTTTGACTAATGCACCCTTGATCACTTATAGCTTTTCTTAGGCTTGCAAGTTGTAGCCAAGATATTCCAGCATTGCGCTGCATCCTGGGCTTCATCCTTGGTATCAAAGATGTCCATGAAAGGAGCCACGCCTTCTATGTGCGCTCCGATTAGGCGCGGTCCTAGAGCCTCTCCGTTCATGGTGTGCAACCGCCACTTACCACACTCTGGAACTACCCGCACAAAGTTCATCGGCCTAGCTCGACTAGCTTCGCGTCATCGGCTTTAATCTGGTTTGATAATCTAGTTAGATCGTTTGACTGCCCAGCGTAATGAATGCACATAGCATCCTTGTAGCGGTCTAGGCCAAAGTGTAGTTCAACGCTGGTCATGCAATTGTAAACAGGGTCAAGCTCGGTAAGTGGTATGTTCCAGATGTGAACCATTATGTTCATCCAGGTCTGCTCCGCGAAGTGGTTAGGCAGTAGTCCTAGTGGCGGCATAGACAGTGCGCCTACTGCCTTGGAGGAGATAACGAATACACCAGTGTTGACGTAGAAGCGCGGGTCAATGATTGCTCCGAAAGCACCAGCGAGCTTACCCATTGCCAACTTGCGATCTAAGAAGGCTCCCTCATCAAAGGCACAGAATACACCAGCGTCTTCGCCTATGTCTGGGCAATCTTTAGTAATAAGAACATCTGAGTCCACAAAGGTTACTTGATCGTAGCCCTTAGTAGCCATGATGTTTCCTATGGCTGATTTAGTGTATTGGACAGGCTCGGTGAGTGGCTTCTCTAAGGCTATGAAATCTATCTTGTGACGCTGGCAGTAGGCTTCCATGCGCGGCCTAGTTAGGTCTAGGATCTTCTTCCACTCATCTCCGAATGCTTGCGTGACTAATGCTTTTTTCATTTTACGTCCTTCCATAAGACTCCGTTTTCATCTAGGTCTGAAGACCAGATCATAAGGCGATTGTAGGTTGAATAACCCAACCCACACCGCATCAAGGTTAAGCTGATTATGTTTCCTATGTGGTAGCAGATCCATGATAGGGCGAGTTTCAATTAGAACGCTCCCAATCATCTCCTGCCTTCAAGCAGAGAAGGCTATCTGCTTTATCAAATAAATCCTTAGCAGGATCATCTACAAGCTGTCCGTCTTTCAATATTTCAATGTCAGACATTTCTACTGAATCCACAGACTCTGACATAAAATGTTCACCCCACCTACAGGGTCCAATGTCCTCTTCAGTAGTCTCAATATATGGTGTTCCATATGCAGAGTACTCTTCTCCATTCCAGTTAAATGATACTTCCGTCTCTTTCATAGTCTTGTCACCTCTTTCCTTATTTGTGCGAGCGTAAACAAACACCGAACCAATGCACGCTCTAAATGATCAACACTTGTCTCGCCGTTGTTGTCTGGGCAGGGCGTTGACTTGTGCAGTTGCATCTGCGCTGTGGCTAGGTGGCGGATCGCCCTGGCTATGTGGTAGTCATGGGTTGGCCTATCCTTTTCCAACCAATCTCCGTAGGCTGACTTGTCTGAACCCTTACCCATAACACGCCACGTTATAGCTGCCGCCTCGTCACCCATCTCGGCAATGGTTGGAGCAGTCATTTTCTCCATTCCTTTATGCAGTACCACGAAACCATTAAGAAAAAGCCTGCATTGAATAATCGAAGTAATATATCAGCAATTTTTATGAACAAGTCCCACGCCTCACTCATAACTTACAACCTGGGGGCGTGTAGCCCTTAACCCAGCACCAAATTTTCAGCATAGCTTGGAAGGCAATACCAGATTGGTAAAGCTCATCATCCTCCCAGGTCCTAGTGGTAATCTTGTTGGCATCGTTGGATGCAAGCACGATTGACACGCAGGCCGCCTTGGGATTCTCGCTGGCAATCCTGTATGCCCAAAGCTGGGGGCAATCAGAAGTTTCGTAGAATGGTGAGTACTTTGGATTCACCTTCCGATTCTTCAAGTCTATGATAGCGTCACCAATACCGCGTAGCTTGACGTAGGCATCGCATCTCCCCGCATACCCCGCGCCAACAAGGGCTTTTTCACACCAGTAGGTTTTCTCGACATTTTCACTTGCCCAGTTCCTAAAGGTTTCGATGTAAGGTTTAAGGACTTCATCTGTGGAGCAAGCACGTCCCAGAAGGATGTTTTCCATTTCGGTATGCATCTTTGTTCCATGCTCCGCTGCTTTGCTTGTGGACTCCTTGCTGTCCTTAACGACCCTGCGTGCGTAATCTTCGAGAGTTTCATTTTCCTCCTTGGGAAGAGTAAGCGAGGACATAATGCCTTGCTCTATCTTCCAGCTTGTTAATTGTGGTTTGTCTAAGATTCCAATAATAGATGTAACGCTTGGGAGTAAACCAAGCTTGCGAGCATCGGTAACTGTAGTGTTACGTTCCTTGCCGTTTGCTCCAATAATTACATGAGCCGAATCGCCATTTTGACTGTACCAATGACCCGCTTGATCCGTTTGGACCAAGCGGGAATTGGAAGGCTCTTTAGCTGATATGGTAAGAGCCATACAACTCAGAACGGAACCTGGTTGCCGTCTCCGTCTTCACCGCCAACCTTGGTTGTGACCGCTGCACCAGCAAACTCCTTGCTTGCACGGATCTTGTCCTGCAACCACTCTGGCATATCTGCGAACTGACCTCCTTCTTTCTGCTCAATCTCGTAGTAAACAAGATCGTTGGCAGGCTTAGCTGGAGCAGTCATGCCCTTGGGCAGTTTAGACGCACCAGCAATCGCGCAGTAAGCGCGACCAGCTTGGCTAGTCTTGTGAACGAGGGTAAGCATGGCTGGCTTGCCCAACAGATTCTTTAAGCTGAATGACTTTAACTCTGCTGCGGTGAACGTCTGACCGCGCCACTGTTCCAAGAGTTTCCGTAGGCTGGCCTTCTCGCCAAGACTGCGGGTCTGCTCAATGGAAACCACCATCGGCTTGCTGACCTTGGTGCGCTTGCCATTCTCCTCTACCTCGAACTCATCTAACTGGTCGGGCAACTCAAAGGTCAATCGGACCTTGGGCATAAATTTCTTTTCGCCGTCCCAGTTTTGCTCCTGCGTGCCTAGATCAACTAGGCTATAGAGGATTCCGATTGTTGCTCCCGATTCTGGTAGCTTGCGCTCCATCTTTGCTGATTCACTTAATGTTAGTGCCATTGTAGTATCTCCTTATTTATTTGGGTTTATTGTTGTGGGTTGAAGTTGTTCTAAATCTTCTGGAGTGTTGATGTAAAATCCTTTGGCAATCGCTGGCACATATTCGACTTTGACATCAGAAGGCGCGATCTGTCGAGCTAATTCGCACACGCTGTCGGCGGTTAGGATAACAAGCCATTCTTTGCGACCATTGCGCCTAAAGAATACTGCTGGGATCTTCCCCTCTGGGCAATCACGCTTGGCCTGCGCCATCCAATCTTCGGGCTTTAATGCTTGGCAACGCTTGCCTTCGATATGAAATGGAAAGTTCGCACAAACCACATCCCCGCTACCACCCTCTGGATTACCAGCGTATTGCTGACTGCGCCTAGCCTTCTGCCAACCCTGTTCGCGCAAGTAACTTGCTAACTCTCTCTCCCCTGCTGCACCTTTTGCCCTGCTATTGATTTTGCCCATCCATCGGGTCTAGCGATGTAGGCCAATGCGTGTCAACTAAAATTTAATTACGCCAAGCTTTGTTCGATTTGCTAATGTCATCATTAAACTTACGAATCATTGCTCTGATGGTCAGTTTCTCTACAATCTTTTGATTCTTCTTCACCCACGCAATTGCTTCTTCCATCGAAGTAACATTTTTTAGACCATCCTCAAATTTATTCCACGCCTCTAGGTCAGTCATAGGTTTGAAAATACACGCCAGCTTTGACCTGTCGAGGGACAAAGTTTAGTGGTAATGGTTTTGCATTTTGAAATTGGGATTAACCAAAATAAATCATCACTCATCGCCCAGCACGCAACGTAATCGACTCCAGCGATCAGCCTCTTAACTTCATTTCCAGAGGCAGTAGTAAACCTATACTTGGTTCGGTTCGGTTCCATTACTTGCGCCGTCTTAACTTGAATGCGAAAGAATTTATTATTTTTCTCAGCCACCACATCGTACCCAGCAAAGTCTTCGTATGGGGTAAGCACGTTATACCCACACCGCAGCAACGCACCTGTTACCCTAGCCACGCCTACCGCACCCACTTGGCGCGAAGATAATTTGTTTGACATGGCTTTATTTAAGGTACAGAGTTTTTACATGAAAGCGATAACAATGATTGCAGTAACGGCGATGCTGATGGCATCGGTGATGGCGGAAGATGATGAAACCGAGATGAACGACTTTGTTGCTGGAGTTTATCATGGAGGCGGAAGTGTTCATAGGGCTGGAAATGTTCTTATGACTGAAGAGGGCTTGATATTTAAGTCTGGTAGTAGATTTATTTATCAAGATGGCAGAGTCTGTCAGCACGTTGGATCAACATATATTCGAGAAGATAATAGTGTTGTGGTTCGCGCTGGTAATGCATTTGTTTCAAATGATGGACTAACCGAAAAAGTTGCATCTTGCTATATTGGTCCAGTTAATTCTTTTACTGCTGGATCAACCACAGTAAGGCAGGGATGGGCAACTCGCTAGCCTTGTCCAAAGGTTGACAATCTATTCCTAATCCTGCTCTCCAACCCATTTAGAAACTTCTTTCTATCTGGGTTTTTCTCAGCCATTCGATATTCGTCATCCAATTGCGCTTTACTTGCGGCCTGCATCAACGCCCTAGGATTTACCTGGTTGATTGCATCTAGGGTCTTTGGTCCCATCCCGCCATCAACTTTCACGTTCATACCAAGCGTATTCAATCCTTGTTGTAGGTATTTTGTAGCACCACCAAGACCACGATTGAACGCCATGTCTTGCGTGAATGGCTGTAGTGCTTGTGGCAATCTTTCTACAAGTGGCGCAGTATATCCCTGGATATACTCAGCCGCTGCTTTGGCTCGTTCTTGTGGAGGAAGAGAGGAGATGGCCTTAAACGCCTCTGGATGGTAGCGGTCATTGATTCCAGCCACCTCGTAGTTCCCGCCCATATCACCAGAGGGTAATTTATAGACGGCGAGATTGCCCTGCTTATCCTTGCGACCTTCCCACTCTACTGTTTGTAATGGTAGCGGAAGCCCACCAGGAGCCTGTTGCTCTGGTGCTGTTGGTGGTTTTACATATTCATTCATAGGTTCAATCCTTGCTGCTTGTTCTTGCGGTTTGGTATAAGGCTCAAACTCCATGCGGATTGCGTTGTTACGATCTTGCTGACCCAATCCAGTTTGGCGTGACGAAGATCCAGAGATGTCGAACTTAGCCATTTACTCTCCTTGTTGCATCATAAGCTCTCGGCCTATGTCTTGACGCTTTTGCATTTCTTCTGGAGATAGCTCGCGGCGCATCTGTTTGGAAAGAGATTTGCTTATCCTGTAGTCCCTATACCTATTGTTTGCTATTGCAGAGGCATTGTCACCGCTTAACCCGCCAACACGCATAGCTGATATTGCTTCTGATCGGCTAAGACCAAGCAACATAGAGGCGTGAAAATCCTTATTAGCTTCATCAAACATAACCTTGCGCCGATTCTCCATCTTTGAGAATTGCTCACGAATCTTTGATTCTGGGACATTTCCAACCGCGCCGTAAGTCTCTGTGAATATCCGCCCAACATCTGTCATGTTTGTATTGAACCTAGATGCCTTGGATTCTAGTGCCTTGGATATATTTAGAGACTGAGGACGGATTCCGAATAATGCAGATAACTCTTCTGATGGCTTGAATACGCGACCATATTTAGATACGGATGTGTCTGGTTGTCCTGTTAAGGCGTAGAAAATCCTACGCATTTGAGAAACTGTTGCAGGCTCATTCTGACGCTCCAAGTAGCTGATGGTATCTATTACTTGATCAACATTACTATCTTGCGGATTTCGGATTGACCTACCCTGTGGTGTTTTGCCATAGATTGCAGAAGCTATTGAATTCGCAAGAATGCTCGGACCAATATAAGAATCAAGAAATTCATTTATTCCAGATAGTATTGAATCCTCTGGATCTCTTCCAGATGCAACTGCCTGTATTGGTCCACGCATAACTTCGTATGGATCGGTATATGAAATATCAACATATCCAACGCTTTTACCATCTGAACCTGTTGGCATTAGCGTTGCATTCTTTTGGTACGGAGCAACAAAACGTCTCAAGGCTTCCATCTTTCTTCCATTAAAATCAGTTGCCCACATACCAAGTTTAGCAACACCTATTGCAGCACCCAATGCAATTAAAACTCCAATCAATCTTGTAAGACCATATCTACGCATACCAGGGGTTTTAATATCTTCTGCCGCATATCTAATTGTGTTTGGAATAACCCTCAACATTTCAGATGGCCAAGATATAAAGTTACCAAATAGAGGTTGAAGTCTAAGTGCTTTGATAAACCTTGGAACGCGTGAATAAGTTGGCCTTGTATTCTTCACACGCTCGGCTGCAATAACCTCTGCCTCTTGGCGTGAAATCTTTCTGCCATCCATCAATTGCTTTGTTTCATTCTCCCAGGCCATAAGCTTGAATAAATTATCACCAGCGCGGTATGTTTTATTTAGGGCATCAAGACCTTTCTTCGCAAGTCCACTACCCTTTCCAGCCATTTGTTCTGCAAAATCAATTGTCGATCCTTTGTACTGCTGTGCATCCTTGAGCATCTGGGTAAACTCATTGAGAACAGTATTGTCGTAAATACCAAGTTGAGTTGCCCTAGTCAGATAGGCTCGGCCTTCCTTGGTATCCATGCCTGGAACACCAAACTCAGCTAAGACTGTTTTAATTGGTTTTAGGCTTCCACCAAACGCTATGTTTCCGTTTGCAACCTCAATCAATACATTGGACATTGGATTTCTAAATTGAGCCTGGATGCTTCCAACTGTCTTGCCCCACTTCACCCAGGCATTAGCCATCGAATAAAGTTGATACATTGTTCCACCCTTATGCATCATCTCAAAATTCTCAATAGCATCGACAAGTTCTGGTTCTGCATAAAGACCATTAAGAGGCGAGCGTGTATCTGATCCATCAGCCGCGATCTGTTTAACAGCAGTTCCAGTTGGCTTGTCAAAAAATAACTTGTTTGCAATTCCAAAATTCTTTAATTCATTTAACTGCTTTTGGGACTGCAAAAGGTTAATCATCTTGCTTGCTGACCTGGCGTAATTGATTACTGGATCAGAGTACTCGCCCATTAAATATCGGATCTGTCCTGGAATGTCTTGCCTTGCCTTTGTTATGCCCAACTTTTTTCCAATCCCAGATACCTGTATGAGTGATTCCATCGGCTTGTCACGCCCTTGCTCAACTAACTCACGAATCCTTCCTTGCACTTGGTCTTCGGTAATGGCTGGATCTATTGACTTTAACTGATCTCGGACAAATTTCTCAGCAACAGAATATGCGGCAGGATCTCTTTTTCTTAGCAAATCAACACTGAATTTAGGATTATCAAACTTCTCATACGAGCGAGTTAGGTACTCACCCTTACGCTCTCTGATAACATCAGCTTTGCTTTTTCCAGATGCACCAACCTCCTGCGAAAATGTGCCTTCTTGAATAAGACCTTCAGACAAGTTATCCAACTGCCTACGCATTTGATTTGCTATTGGCTGGATGGATTCTGGAAGCGTAGTCACATCGGTAGCACCGCGCAGGAATTGGTCTAGCTGACCAGATTGCTCTGGCGTAAGCCTAGGCTTGCCATTCAAAATCCTTGCTTCTTTAGCCAAGTCTTTGAGCGTAAAATCAATCTGCTTGAGCATCGCCTGCGTGCGCGATCCCTTGGATTCCATAATGTCAAACATCTCTTTAGGAAGATTGCCTTCAGTAGTAAGCCACTTCTTTGCTACCTTGGCCGCGCCTTCTTGCACATCGGACACGATGAATCCAGCCTCACCAGCCTTGCCACCCATAGGGCGAGGGATGGTTGGTTTTGAGACAGTAGGGGTCTCTACTGGTGCAACCTCACCTTCCGCTGGCAATGCCAACCTCTCCGTACTAGGCAACTGCGTCCTAGGCGTAACAATCGGACCTTCGCGCACAATCTCGCCCTGCATCCCCCTTGTGTCTGGAGTAATCGCCTCACGATTGATGCCTTGTGATTCAATTGTAAATACGCCTGTCCTTGGTACTGGATCGTTTAGATCGACCAAGCTTTCCTGCATTGGCGTGATAATTCCACGCCGTTGCATTTCTGCTGTATCGGCTTGTGTTCCGCGCACGTTCCCGCGCACGCCTGACTCGGCTAATTCTACTGGAGGTACTGGTTGTACTGGTGGTAGCTCAGCAGTTGGCATTTGTTGCATCGGTTGCTTTTTGGGCAATGTAAGCTCAGTCTTTTCAAACACTGGCCTGCCAGCTAAATCAACTGTTGTTCGTTTTGCCGATTCAACACCCTTGGCTCCAGTTTTCTGTGCTTCAGCAAGTATTCCATTCCAATCGCGGTATTCAGCTTCGGTAGCCTTTCCAGCCTTAACTCTTTCATTCAGCGAAATGGCTTGTTCCCTGTTATATCCCTTGACCCTGCTTCCGCTGCCTAGACCAGCAAATAACGCACCAAACAAAGCATCTTCTGCAATTGTACCAGGGCTAACTTGTCCACCAATAATCGCCCTAACTCCAGTACCAACTCCAGCACCAATCCCAGCAGAAACTCCTAGTGCTTTAGCCATTTCCTCGGCTCCACGTTTTGCACCTAGTTCAGCAAATAAGGTTTTTCCAGCTTGGACAAGTTGTGCGCCACCAACTGTTCCAGCAACAACAGCAGGAGCATATTCACCAGCAGTAGCATAACCAGGTGCAAACTCTCTTGACCTAGCAACATTAGGCGTAAATTTCTGTAGTCCAGATTCAGCCAATTGACCTCCAGCTATTGCGCCACCAACTCCGCCAGCAATAGCTCCTACTGGCCCACCAATCAATCCACCCCCAAGGCCACCAGCAATACCACCCAAAAGCTGCGATGACCCCTTGACCAATCCAGCAGCACCAGCAGCTATCTTTACATCTGTTGGAACATCAACTGCCTCTTTATTTACAAAATCATCTATTTGCGCCCCCTGTTCTGGCGTATAGCTCTGAAGGGATGCGGCGTATTGTTTTGTTTCAGCCCCCCATTGGCGGGCAAGATTAACTTGCTCTGGATAATTAAGAGTCTTGTAGTCCTCGGAATTCTTAATTTCACTCCACGCTGGAGGTTCTTCTTGTCTTGGGGCTGGTTGTGCCTCAATTGGCATTCCAGCTAGTTCCCTTATCTTGTTGGCTGAAGATAGCTCCTGTATTGGGGCTTCAGCCATTTTATCTACCTAGTCTTGTTTTGATCCAGCTTGCGGCTTTAGGTTCTTCTTGTTGTCCAAAAATAGAATTTAATTGCATCTTAATTCCTTTAGGAGTTTGAGGATCTCTCCATTTTCTTTCGGCCTCTTCATTTGAATATGATATAGTTCCACCATCTCCAACAGGAAGAACAACTTTTCCGCCAGTAGATGCTTTGACAAGTTCTTTTCTTATATCTGCACTTGCCATTCTTACTGCAGTATCACGATCATATCCTTCGGCAATATATGTTTCAGCAAGTCTTGGAACTTGGCTTCTATAAATTTGACCATAAATATCTGCACCAGTTTTCCCAGCTTCGGGTGCAAGAACAGTTTGTTTTACACCACCAACATCAACGCTTGCATTGGGCAATAAAGATTTTTCTCCAGCAGCAAAATTCATTAATGCTGCCTTTCGAGCCTCGGCAACTTTTCCAGAAACATCTAACTCACCCTGCATCCTTGTAGCATCCAAGATTCCAGGACCTCCAGCAGATGTCATGCGTTGTGCCATTCCTTCTTGAATTGGAATACCAAATTGTTTTTGCTTATCTTGTTCAAGAGTTGCAGCAATCTCAGCAGCTTTGGTCGAGCGACCACTTGGGCTAGACATTTCCTGCTCGTCCCTTGCTTTAGCTAAATCAAACTGAAGTTTTTGCAATTCAAGATCAGATTTGATTGCCTTGTTAGAGGCCATCTGTTGAAGTGCTGCATCGTAGTCTTTCGCTGCTTGTGTTATGGCTGGCATAAATTATTACCTAAAGAATGCGCTTGATGACGGCGATCCAAAAAATCCTGAAGCTGATTTACCAAGATCGCCAATACCACCAGCAATTGTAGCAAACTGCTGCGCTCCGCTTTGCTGCCTAGAAATTGCACCAACCTGTGCGCCATAGGTGCTTGAAAGATAATTGGCTTGCGAACCATAAAGGTTTGCAAAACTATTGTTAAGCGAAACAGGAATGCTCTGATCCACAGCCTGGTAGAAAGGCGATGCAGTAGAGGCAGCCTGCCCAAACTGACCAGGCAACGCTTGGTTGGCTTGGATGTACTGTTGCATTGCGCTCTGTTGTTGGCCTGTACGCTGGTTAGCCAAGTTGTAGAGCGAAGGCCCACCAGCGATGAAGTTGGAAGCAGCACCAAGGCGATTCTGTTGCAGGCTATCTCGCAAGGCAAGATCGCGTGCTGCTGCTGCACCAGTAGTCTCGCCAGAACCAAGGAAGCTTTGCGCTGCACCATAGCGTGCCAGCTTGCGTTGTTCGCCAGCCATACCAATCTGCGAGGCTTCTTGCACTGCTGGTCCAAGGCCAAAGATATTGCCTCTTGCAGTCTGTGCCCCACGGATGGCTTGTTCGTAGCCACGGCGTTCTTCCGCGCCAATGGTCGAGCCTAGGCGGAGTTGGTTCATCGCCTCTTGTTCGAGGGTATTGCGAAGTTCCTCAGTCTGCGGAGTAGTAGTCGCGCCTAGTGGCTGGGTAGCCATCTGGCGATACTGACGGCCAAGGCCAACAGCAGTCTTGTAGGACTCTGGATCAATCTGGCGAAGTTGCTGTGAAGCCTTTTCTTCTGGTAGTTGTAGGTATTCCCTAAACGAAGTGATCTGACTAGAGGCTTCAGGCGAGCCTGCCGTGATTGGCTTGAAATCATTGATCTGAGAATTGGCATCAGTAATTGCACTCTGCACGCTGGACAAGTCTGACTTCAGTTGTTTAACATAAACATCGCTGGAGGTACGCCTAGGATCTCCTTCTGGAAGTTGATTGAGTAATGTTTGCGCTGAATTAAGTCTTTCTGTAATTCCAGCAATTTGTGCGCTACCTCTATCAGCAATAGACTTCAGCTTGGTCATCCTGCTGTTGTTGTAGTCGTTTAGAATCTGATCATCTGATACTTGAAAATTGAGTTTAGAGGAAAGATCAGAAGCACCAAAGTTATTATTAGCCGAAAGGGATTGAACTGCTGGTGATGTTACATACTGTCCAGTTTGCTCATTAAAGTTTGGAGTACCACCAGCAGATTGAGTCCCGCCACCAGCAAGACCAGCAATTTGTTGAGCAAGGCTATTGTAGGTATTTTCTTTAGCTTGAATTTGAGCTAGGGTTTCTTTTTGATCAGCAGCAGAAGCAGTTTCTTTGTAGTCTGCATAAGCATTATCAAAATCACGAAGCATTGCGCTTTTGTCTTTAGCGGAATTTCCATATGTGCGTGGACCAGAGTCCCATCGTCCATTGTAACTTCCCTCTCCAGCCAAGAATCCCTTGTAATCTGATGGAGGATTAAGTGAGTTAAAATGTTGAAATCCAGTTGGGAACCATTGACCCCAATCTTGTTTTGGAGCGTACTCCTTATTGTAAAACTCTTCTTTGGTTAATGCTGCCATGTTATTTAGCCGTCCCAATCGTTAAGTCTGGATTTGAAATGTTAGTACCAATCGTCCCATAGATGTCTTGAGGTGGCATATTACGAGGAGCAAAAGCAACGCTAGGTTCAACCGAGGAGTAGGGTGAAGTGCCATAAAGCCTGCTGAACTGGCGAGTCATCTGATCCCCTAGCCCACGATTCAAGGCATATGCTTGGGGGCTTTGTTCGTAAGACCTACGCAGTGCTTCGGTGGTACGCTGTGAGCCAAACTGCCGTTCATTCTGTAACGCTGACAAGGTTGCAGCCTGCTGGTCTAAAGCCGATAATTGACGCTCCAGCGAGCGTTGCTGTGGCATATACTGGATGCGAAGCTTGTTCTCCATCGCAGCCATCTCTGGAGATTTCTCCAAGTAGGTCTCAACATTCTTCTTGTAAGCATCAGCATTAGCCTGCGCTACCGCTGCTGGATCGGGCGGTGGGGGCGGTGAGGGAATAGATGGAGAGCCACCCATATTAAGCCAAAGCTTTCTGCATAAATTTCATATAATCGTACTTTTTTTGGACTCCATTGCGGTTAAAGATTAGGCTCCTGCGGGGGCCAAACCTATCCCACAGGATAGTCAGCAGGCATTGCATAGCCCTTCGGCTACGAGCAGTACTTCTACCATCGGTAGAGGTCACAGTCAAGTCAACAAAGGCAGTATCTCCATTAGGTCTATGTAGGTAATGGGTAGGTTCTTCTGATCCGTTGATTACCCTGGCAACAGCTACCCCTACTATTTCCTCGCCATCCTTGGCAACACCAACCATGCCACGCTGGTTATACCAGCTAAACCATTCCCTAAAAATAGGCCAGCGAGACTCTGGTACGCCAGATAACTCAATGTACTCCATAGCGTTCATATGGTCTTTTGTACTTCAATTGTATCTGGGTTGGCCGCTGCCACAATTTGTCGGATAGCCATCTTGTTTGCTGAACTGGAAATCTTGATATTGATTAAACGCCATTTCTCATACTTGCGAAGGTCACTAGCAAGCTTCTTCTTAACCGAGGAAGGTAAGATGGCTGGTAAAGTGAATGGCAGGGTTAAGGTCGAACTTGCAATGTCTATGTTTGGAACAACGCTTACATCCCCAACATCAACGTCACGCTGAATAAAGATGTTGGCATCATTGGAGAATGAGTTGTCAAAGATAACCTCGAAATGGCTGCCATATTTAAGAGAAAAAGGATCGTTAAAATTAAAATCTTTAGTCCTTACGAATGACTCATAGGCTGTTCCTGCATCAGCGTAATCAGAAGAAGTGGTTCCAGCTGGACTCTTAAACCCAGCGTACTTACTAATAATTCCTGTTGTGTTTTTCAGCATCAACCTAGACCCTTCGGCGTTGAAATTGGTCAAAGCAAACTGCATTGCTTTCAGGGTCCAGGTTCCTTCAAATACGCCTAACGCAGTGTTGTACACCAGTAGAGTGTCATTGGTATCATTGGCCTCAGTAGGTATAGACAGGAAGTATCTATTGTCGTAATACATAGCAGTAGATACAGCAATAGCCTGCGTGTTAATGCTCTGGATAACGTCCTTAACTATCTCCGAAATAGGTATTCCAACTGAGCTAAAATCATCCGCTACTGACCGCACCAGCGACCTAATACCATTGTCCGACAAGAACAATATGTCGCTACTGACTTGAACCGCAGTACCAGTGGCAACGCACCCTGTATTGTTGGATATAATTGAAACAACCCAATCCGCTGCCGTTACTGCATCGCTAGGGATGTCCACTTGGAATACCCTGCGCTTCTTGAATACGATGATCCTATTCTTGTAATACGGAACAATAGCAGTTATCTCGTCACCATCATCGCCATTAACAACTATGCTGTTGGTTGCATCCCATACCGAGGGATCTAATATGTCCGAGGCGTAAAGCGTGTTTCGGTTAGATGCAGAACCAACTGCAAACAACCTATTCTCTGTGTTAATCAAAAGCCTCAAGCCTTGTGGCGGGGGGCTGGCAGTAGCTGTAGCAGTTGCGCCAGATCCATTGCCTACAATTGTGATTGTTGGATTGGCTGAATAACCAGAACCACCATCAACAACAGTCACGCCTGTTACCGATCCGCCAGCAACTGTTGTAATAAAGGTTGGAACTGTCCCGCCAAAATTAGGTCCAGAAGCAATTGCGGTTGCGCTTGTGTACCCGCTTCCTGCGGTTGTAATTGTTACAGCGCGAACCTTACCACCCTGCCTAGTAATGATGCTACCATTCCAGAAATGAAAGTCTCCGTCTGCATCAGCTAAGTACATCTTGTCGTTAAACTGAGCCATCGAAACTTCAGTTGCGCTGTTGATTGAATATCCATTAGACCATTGTTGAGCGTAAGAGTTCCATGCGCTTGTTGATTGGCTCCAAGTAGCATCAATTGGATGCATGGTGGCAGTTCCATTTGACTCAATACTAAAGAACCTTCCGTTGGTTACAATCAATAACTGCTCGTTGGCAGATGTCTCGTAGTAACGCATGCCACCTACAGAACCAACCGCGCTGGTAGCAGTAGTGCAAAAGTTTGTTGTACCAACGCGAGTTTCAAGATTGCCCTTTGGAGAAAGGGTCATGTTTTGTAACTGCTGTACTTGGTTCTCGGCTAGTAAATCAGACTGCAAACCACTGGCTTGCCCACCTGTAAAACTCCTAATGCCATCGAACGTCAGGACATCATCCGTTGCGTCAACGAAATATGGCATGGTTATATTCTCTCTTTAATTAGAGAACATCTCTTCAATAGAAAGTTCGCCCAAACTAATTGGTGTGATCTGTTTCATTCCACCAACTTGAGAGAGTTCATAATTTGCCATCGCAGCGAGGTCAGCGTTAGCGGCCTGCGTAACAATCTGCGACTTGCCATATTGACGCTCGCGCTCTAGTGCATCGGCATGAGTTAGTGCAAGAACAACGTGGCTTACATGGGGTAGGCGAAGCTCATCAGCAATTGCGCTGGCAGAGGGAGGAAAGTCAACAACGTAGTTTGTTCTAGTTAGGCATTGAAGCTTCTCAACAACCAAGAGCGTGTTTGTACTAGTAGTCTCTAAAATTGGATATAGGTCTAGTTCTGCTGTTCCGCTTGTGTTGCGACCCTTAAAGTAAAAGAATACAGGAGTGCCTGTGCTGGCATTGTTAAGTAAGGAAGAGTTTTGACTTACAATTGTCGATAGATCCATTGCCTGTAGCTCTGCATTATTATATGCAACCGAAAGTGGATTCTCAACATTTGATCCAAGGGTTACTGTCCTACTCCCAGCAGTAACGGAGTAGGTAGATGTGGTTACAGTCTCACGCCAGGGCGCGAAGTTCCATACACGCCTATAGTTTAGGCTGGCTGACTTCTGTAAGAAGGTAAGTGTGTCGGCATCGGTCTTGCCGATTTTCTCACCAGCGTATTGTGCAATTTCAGTTAGGGTCATTAAACTAGAGCCTGATCATTCACAATGGATGATGGGTCAATCTCATTGTTGTTTTCATCAAAGTATTTAACTTCTCTTGTTTGGCAATTTGATTCGATTCTTGTAATCATATTTATCCCTCGTACATAATGTTAATTGATCCAGCGTCAAATGTGTCTGTGCCACCAACTGTTGTTATCCTGACTCTATCAAGCACTCCACCAGTTAAAGTCTTTGATCCTCCACCACTACTTTGTATGTCTGAACCTCCTTCTTGATAAAATCCACATTGCTCAACCCATCTATTGCTTCCAAGAGTTGAGATTATCATTGAACCGTGCAGTAGATTGGCTGCACTTACTGCAAGCGTTGCTCCATACGGTATAAATCCAGTAGTTGATACGCCGTAAGCACCTCCACCACCACCCCATCCAGACGCACTTTTATAGCCAGTAGCCTCAATTCCAGAGGTTGTGCCAATTCTAACTTCTATTAAGGATGTTCCGCTAACACTAACACCATTCAACATTACTGTAACTCTTTTTGCCCAGCTAGGAATGCTTGTAAAGTCAATTGCTGTTCCGCTGGTAGAGGCAACGGCAGTAGCGAGAGTTAATGGTTGCGACAACTTGGCTGGAGTTATTGATCCATCCGCAGGAGTTGTTGAAAAAGTTCCAGTTGTAGCCGATGTAATTCTTCCTTTTGCGTCAACAGTTATGAATGGGATTGCAGAAACGCTTCCATAGGAACCAGCGGTAACTGCCGTTGTCCCAAGCGTTCCTGTTCCCTGGCTAATCGTAAAGTCACCAGCGAGTGTGGTGGATAGATTGGTAATAGTTCCAGTAGTGCTGTTTAGAGTAGCAATAGTTCCAGTAGTGCTGTTAAGCGTGGCAACTGTTCCAGACGTAAAGATTCCTGCCGTGCCAGTTGTAGTTCCAGCCGTAAGCGTTGGAATTAAGGCCGTTGTAATCGTTCCGCTGGTAATTGTCCCATTCGTAATCGTGGCCGCTGTTGATGTAGTCGTTCCAGCGGTAAGATTGGGTATCGTTCCAGTAGTAATAGTCGCGCTGGTGCTAATCGTGCGATTCCCAGTAGCAGTTCCGTAAGTAAGTTGCTCGGCAATGTTTGCGTTGGTATAGGTTCCGCCAGTAAGAGCATCGTCAAACAGATTTAGTACTGTGGTGCTGAATGGGCTTGTTGTGTCTCCTCCAGAAGCTTGAGCAATTAAGAGTTTATCGCCAGTGCCTACTGAAGCAAGGTTGGTCTGGGTCGTAATTAAGCCAGAGTATATCGCCGTATCATCAATAAGGTTATGCAGACCAGCCGCAGTAACAGTGCCATTAGTGGCAAATGTAGTTGTTCGATTTAGAATTGTTGCCATAAATTAAGCTATGAACCTCATTGCGGTTGCGTAAAGCGTGCCAGAGGGAATTGTTCCGTGTGAAACTGTATCTGTATTAACAATTGTGTATCTAATAACATTTGATCCCTCAACCCTAAATTGGCTCATCATTCTTGCACCAGCGGTAGGTACTCCAGCGGTTCCAGAGCTTGAGCTAAGTGAGTTAAGTCCACCAAATACAATATCACCAATCGCTGCACCAGAAACTGTAAATGTTCCAGTTGTTATGTTTGATCCACTTGTTGCTGAATCAAGGTCTTGAAGTGTCGCTCCAGTAAATGCAGCAGTGCCATAATTAAATGCTGTAACTCCGCCAGTAGAGCCAGTAATCCTAGCTGTTCCAAATGTAGCAGAAGCAATTGTTGATACGTTTACCGATTCAGTTCCAATTGTAGCTGTTCCAGTTGACGCTGTGATGTTAGAGCCAAATGTAATCGCTCCAAGCTGTAGTGGAATAGTTGCCGTAGAAATTGTTGCTGTGCCTGCTGATAATGTTCCGATTGTGGCAGTACCAGTAGATGCCGTGATATTGGAGCCGAATGTAATCGCGCCAAGCTGTAGAGGAATGGTTGCTGTGGATATGGTGGCAGTGCCTACGGAAAGAGTGCCAATCGTAGCAGTCCCGCTAGATGCGTTGATGCTTGTGCTGAACGTGGCAACGCCAGTTACGCCTAGGCTAGAGGATAGGGTAACTGCACCAGTAATGCCTAGGCTAGAGCTAAAGGTAGCTGCGCCTGTGACGGCTAGGCTAGATGCCAGGGTAGTCGCACCAGCCGAGTTAAGCGTGCCACTAGAGCTAACCCCAAGAGTAGATATTTGTAGCGCGGAGACAGATGATTCATCTCCAGAGGCAATTGCAACCAGCGTGCCTGTAAATGGAGTATTGCCAGACACCTTCAATAATTGAGGGTAGCTAGTCGAAATGTTCTGCGTTCCTAATGTAGCCATTTTATCTCCTATCCGTTAAAGCGGTGTTTAAGTACATCCCACGCCATTGAGCAGGCCAGCCCAACGACTCCAGCTACAGCCAAAACCTTAGTCTTTAAGGTTTCCAGCGCACTCAATCTATTAGCAGTATCACCATGAAAAGCAAGTGACCTTTCGATCATGGAGTATAGGGTCATCTGGCGTTCTTCCATTCGCACCAAACGCTCTGACACGTTAGCGACCCTATCGCGCAGATCCGCTACCTCATCAAGACTCACGACCCTTACCCTCCAAGTATCTTAGTGCAACTGCAAGATGGACAACTGCATCCGTCACCTCGTCCCGATTGCGTCCATCGTCCACAATCCGCTTGATTGAGCGGTTGACCGATAGTAGGTGCTTCACCTTGCCTACATACTTTGTCTCTCTGACAATCGTGTTGTTCTCCGTTGCAAACTTTAACGCCTCCTTGAAGCAAGCATACTCGGCTCGCGTCATTATCAAACGCAAACTCAAATTGATCAGCCATGTGCCTATGGTTTTCATGTTTAATAAGAAGACTTGTTATTCAGGGTTGGGCTGGGGGTTTGGCCTGCATCGGATGCGGCTCCCATGTCGCTATAACTAGGTAATGGGTTCACGTCACGCTGGTCATGTTGCTTGGGAGAACATGATGCTAGGCAGAGGATGAGAAGGAGGAGGGGCATTATAGTTCTTTAACCCATTTAAAGGACTCCGCAATCTGGCGAGAAAATTCTTTTCCCAATACATTGTCCCAATCTTTTCCCAATGGCTCAACCTTATTGCGAATAGTGTGATCACCATAAGGCCAACCAAGTTCATGTTCTTTGGTGTATTGTTCAACATTATCAAAGTCGTGGCTAGGTGATTCTAGTTCTAAATACTTCCACACGGCATCCATAGTTTCCTGGGGTTCTTCTGTCAAAGATTCAAAGCTAACAAAGTGTAGTTTGTCCTTATGCCTCTTTACTGCGTCCGATAATCTTTCTACAGCAATGCCTAATGGTGGCATATTCAACCAACCCTGCGCTCTTTTCTCTACAGTAGTCCAGTTTTGGGGGTTTTCTTTTTCAACTCCAGTAAATGGAAATGGATGTTTCTGCCACTTCTTCTCAAAAGAAGATAGGATGCCACGCATATCGCGAACTGGAACCAACATCTTAGCGTTAGGCCAAATTGCAAAAAGCATATCCAAATGACCAATCCAAGAACGGCATTTATCTGCTACAATAGGTCTGTCAGTTAGCCTATTAAAAGCGTTCTCGCACCCGCCTTTCACATAGTCATAAAACAAAGTCTCGCCGTCCTTTGGGCTGGGGATTGCTTTAAATTCTTCTGTGGTGTGAAATTGTCTGGCTATATAACCAATTTCATGCAATCCGCTGGTGGCTGTTGAATGAACTTTAGGATTTTGTGCAAGCAAATTCATTAGCAGAGTTGATCCTGCTCTCGGCAGGCCAGAGACGAAGTGAATGGTTTTAGACATATGAGAATTGTAAGTTAAAATAATGATTACTACAAGGTCTTTATGACTGTGACATTTGTGTTTCCTTGGAAAGTTAATCCAACCCCAGCCGTCCAAGAGGCATCGGTGATTCTGGCTTGGATAACTAATAGCGAGGCGGTGTTGTAAAATGCATTACTTCCAACAAAAGCTGATTGTGCAACACGGCAAGTAACTGTAGCTAATGTAGTGCACTGGCTGAACGCATCATTCCCAATACTCGTCACGCTGCTAGGGATAGTTATGCTGTTTAAGCTGGAGCAACTATAGAACGCAGAACTATTGATGGTTAAAACACTGTTTGGAATAGTGATGCTGGTTAGGCTGGAGCAATAAGCGAACGCTTTACTACCAATACTCGTAACGCTTGAAGTTGGCGTAAATGTAACGCTGGATAAACCACTACAATTATAAAATGAATAATACGGAATACTCGTTAATCCGTTTCCAATTGTAGCTGTAGTCATATTCAAGCAACTCCTAAAGGCATAATCTCCAAGGCTCGTTACATTATTTGGAATTGTGATGCTGGTTAGGTTAGTACAGGATTCACATACATGATCACCAATACTTGTTACGCTGCTTCCAATTGTAAATGTGATTAGACCAGTGCAACCTTGGAACACATAACCAAGAATACTTGTCACGCTGTTAGGGATAGTTATGCTGGTTAGGCCACTATAGGAAAACGCATTACTTCCAATGCTCGTTACACTACTAGGAATGGTAATGCTGGTTAGGCTAGTGCAACTAGCGAACGCATAACCTCCAATACTCGTTACGCTGTTGTTATTGGCGAATATAACAGAGGTAACAGTAGTTTCGCTTACTACCCAATTTGCAGGTATATCCCCTATATTTGTAGCACCAACTTGACCACCAGTATAGTTGAATGCTTTTGAGGTTGTAATAGTGGATCCACCAGATGCTATATGCCTAAATATCTTCCTATTGAGTGGAAGTGGGCAAACTGTTGAATACAGAGGCATGATCCGCCTCTAACTCAATACTGTAACTCTAGCTGTTCCTGCTGTAGCAAATATACCACCAATAAGACCTGTGTAGTTCATTGGGACCTCGTAGTACTCGCCACTCCCAATGCTAATAGTATATGATGCAGTTGACGTAGTAGCTGTTCCAAGGGTTGTGTATAATCTTCCAGCACCTTCATTAAATATCGTGCATCCAAGTCTTCCAGTTGAAGATGTGGCAATTGTTCCGTAGCTAGTAGATGTAAAATCTCTAGGACCAGTTCCGCTGGTTGTTGCATTTGGCAATCGAATGCCATCAGCCACATCCGCCTGGAGCGTGGTCAGTAACGCTTCAATGTCACCAAGGTTAACATTGATTACAGAAGTGCCACTTGAGATTGCCTCAAGATCATCAATGATCTTATTCCACTGGCGGCCCATGTTAAGACCTTAATCCTTGCGAGCGTAGATTGCCATTGCGCCACCTGTTAACGCCACTTGGTCAATGTCTCCATAGACAGTGACGCCAGCGGTAAAGGTTGCAGCGGTAGTCGCACCACTAATGACAAGAGTTGCGGTAGAAAGCGTTAGGGCAGTTACTGCATCGTAGCTTCCAGTATTAGTGGAAGCTGACGATGCAATAATTGTCCCGCCATTACCAAGAACAAGGCGAGATAAGAGTCGCATTAGGTGTGAAGGGCAATTCTGTACGAAGTGCCGTTAAGAGTCACATTCAAGGACGCAGGGGCTGTTGCAACAGTATTAACTGTGCCACCGCTGGAACTTGCCGTAATCTCAAACACGTTAGCAAAACTAGCAGAATCAAAGCGTAACGCCTTGTTCTTAGCCTTGCGAGTATTCCGCATAAACTCAGTAGCCATATTATTTTCTCCTTAAAGTAGCACGTTTGATACTATCTGGCGTGTACTTGCTTTTAAATCTACTGCCAAGCTTTTGTTCCTGGCGGTAGTACCCCTTCATCAAATTTGTTTCATTAACTCCAAGCGGGTTGTCGAGGGGTTCGCCAACACCCACTAGGGTCAATTTTCGAGGGACTGTGAATCTTTTAAGGTAACGAGGGACTAAATCCCTTTCAGCTACTGTCTTTTCGAGTTCGACAACTTTTCCATTTCTGGTGTCCTCGTACTCGTAAATAGGCATTAGCTATAGTTTTCCTTATCAGATTCCTCGGCCATCTTCATCATCTTTTCTTCTTCGGACATTGAGTTTTCACCTTCAGACATATCTTCCGATTTATCTTTAGGAGCATTCTCACCAACAGCATGTTCCACCATAACGTGTGCCACGCCATTCTTGATCATGTCAATCGTTCCAGAAAGCTCAACAGAATCGCCAACCTCAGGGGCAACATTCTCACTGCCATCGTTCATCTCGAACTTTGACATTGGTAGCATTACCATTCCAGATTTTAGAATTTTATCCATTGGTTTTTCAGATGAGGAAGAGGCTGGGGAGGTTTGACCCTCCCCAGCTTTCCTAGGTCCCATAGCGATTACTAGGGTTCCCATTTAATTATTAGCTGTAGTTAGACTTAGAAACAATGACTCGGAAGAACCGAGGATCAAGTTGTTTCGCAGCATAGAACGTCTTAAAGGACGCAATAATTTTTTGGTTATAGGGGTCGCTTTTGTCAGGCGCATCAAGGATCGACACCTTCGGGGAGAAGGGCGAGCCAGAAGCCGCAAGACCAGACATATTAGGAACACCAAACGCGCCACCACCGAGGAGGACATTGGCGTAACCAGTGTTAACACCAGTTGTTCCCACGCTGTTTTCAGCGATACCAGAGGCAGAGGTGTTGAAGGTCTGGACGTTGGTCGAAGAAATGACCGACACGCCAAACAACTTGCCAATTTCACCTTTGAAGATGGCCTCAGGATTCGAGTAGCTCGAAACCTTCAACCAATCGTCATCCTGCTGTAGATCCCGAATCACGGCAGGGTGCGCTACGAGAGCGTATCCGTCCTTGATTTTAGGAGCGCGAGCGATGAACAACGAAGTCGCACCATCGAGCAAGTCGGTGGCGGTCATTGCGCTGTTAGCAACTGAACCAGTAGCCCAGGTCGTGCCGTTAGTGCTGTTCTGAGCATAGCGGTTATACGATTTGGTGGCTACACCAGTACCAGTGCTGGTCGAAGAATCTTGCACCAACGCGCGGTGACAGAGTGTGTCAGCGTGGAGTGCGGCATCTTCGCCGAGTTGCTTAGTGGCCTGCGCCAAATGACTGAATAGCTCTGTCGCGAGCAAAATATCCGTGAGGATAATCTTGCTGCCGTACTGAACCAGCGTGGCTTCCACCGAGGACAGCGTGAGATCACGCTCGTCACCAGAGGCAGGAGTCGTTCCTTCCGAAAGTGCGGCGATAGCAGTGATGCTTGGATCGCCGAAACGGAAGAACCGAATCGTTTTGTTGCCACCAGTTTTTGTGGGGTAGGGGGATTTCATTGCGAATTGCTCCATTTGGAGCAATGGGATCGCACGTTCCAATAACGCCTTCGAGAAGTACGTCTGGAACTGTGCGCTGACTGAGCCTGAAGTTACCATATAATTTAATTACCTTTGTTGTTTTGACTATCCGTTTCTGTCAACCTCGCCAGCCATCTTCATCAATTCACGTTCTTGCTCATCTAATGAGAGTTCGTGAAAAGCTTTAGTCTTTGCTGGACCTGTTGGTTGTCCAGAACCAGGTGTAGTCGCTTTTCTGAGTTGAGCCAATTCTGACTCATACTCTGCAACCTTCTTCTTCAACTCGGAAGCGGTCTCCGCCTGAAGCTTTACCTTTGCGATGCCAACCGCGT